GAATCTTTAACTTGGCAAGGTAATGATGTTATCGGTAAAGCTAGAGTTCTAGATACACCAAAAGGTAAAATTATCAAAGGTTTACTAGAAGGTGGATATCGCGCTGGCGTTTCCTCTAGAGGAACTGGTAGTGTTGTAAATGAAAAAGGAATTAATTTCGTTCAAAACGACTTTTCCCTTTCAGCTATCGACTTTGTCGATAAACCAAGTGCTTGGGATGCTAATCCAAATACTATTTTGGAGTCAGAGATTGCTAAAAGCAAGGCTTTGATGGAATTATTGGAAATGATTAAAGCTAAATAGCTTACATCTTATTACGGAGAAAATAAAATGCTATTGTCTGAGCGTTTAAAAGAGATTGGGATGACAGAAGAGGATCTTTCTCTTGTCGAATCTGCAATCCAAGAGCGTGCCGATGAACTAGCCCAAGAAAAGGCTAAAGAATTGGTAGAAGCTGAGTTGAATTCTGTTAACGAAAACGTAAAGGAAATCGTTGAAGGATTCACAGAAAAATTCGATAGTTACTCTGAAGTACTTATCGAATCAATGGAGAAAAAATACAAAGAAGAATTTGAGCTAGAAGTTTCTAGTATTGTCGAAAAATTTAAAAGCGACTTTAATCAATATTCTGAAGTAGTTATCAACGAAGCTGTTGAAAAAGCACCTACTCAATCTGATTTGAAAGTTGCTATGGCAGAAGAATTGATGGCTTCTATTAAAGAAGTGTTTGAATCTTATAACCTAGTTTTGCCAGAAGCGAAAGACTTCGAGCAAGAAGTTACAGAAGAAATTGAATCTTTGGAAGCTAAACTTAAAGAAGCTTTACAAGAATCAGATTCTTTGAAAAAACAAATCATCGAATCAGAAAAATCTTCTATTAAAGAAGAAATTTCAGAAAAACTTACGATTAAGCAAAAAGAAGCTTTTGCTGAATTGGTAGAAAATGTAATTTTCTCTGACTCACAAATGTATAAAACTCGTTTGCAAAAAATCGCTGAGGGTTTGACTACTAAGAAAGAAAAAGAAACAACTGCTGAAGTTGTTACCGAGTCTGTTGCGGATACATCTGCTCCAGATATGTCTAAATACTTAAAGGCTTTACAAAATAGAAAATAATTGTATTTTCCAAGTTATATAAATAAATGTAATAACTTGGATTATAAGTTAGAATCTCTTTTTAATAACAACTAACTTTCGGAGAATTAAAATGTTGTTGACTGAAAAATGGAAAGACGTTCTTGGTGAAGGCGCTCCTATCGCTCCATCTAAAGAACAAGCAATTGCGCTAATGTTGGAAAACCAAGCTGTTCGCGGTTTGGCTGAATCTGAAGTAACTAACGTATCTGGCGGCGTTGATAAATGGGATCCAGTTATGGTTTCTATGGTTCGTCGTGCTGCTCCTAAATTGATCGCATTCGACATCGCTGGTGTTCAACCTATGTCTATGCCTTCTGGTTTGATTTTCACTATGAAAGCCAAATACGATACACAAGATGGTACAGAAGCGTTGTTTAACGAAGCTTTGACTTCACAATCTGGTACTGGTACTCACGCTGGTTCAATCTTCGGTGCGGACGATCTTGATGGTGACTCTAACCCAGATGGTACTGCTATGGCTACTGGTACTGCTATGGCTACAGCTACTGCTGAAGTTCTTGGTAAATCAGGTTCTGGTGTTGACTTTAAAGAAATGGGCTTCAAAATCGAGAAATTCGCTATCTCTGCTAAATCTCGTGCATTGAAAGCTGAATACTCTCAAGAACTTGAGCAAGATTTGAAAGCTGTTCACGGCTTGTCTGCTGAGAACGAGTTGATCAACATCTTGACTTCAGAAATTACTCAAGAAATCAACCGCGAAGTCCTTCGTACTATGTACTTTATGGCTAAATTGGGTGCACAAAACACTGCTGCTCCTGGTATTTTCAACGTTGAATCTGATTCTAACGGTCGTTGGGCTGTTGAGCGTTTCAAAGGTTTGATGTTCCAAATCGAACTTGAGCGTAACGCTATCGCTAAACAAACTCGTCGCGGTAAAGGTAACTTCATCGTAACTTCTTCTAACGTTGCTTCTGCTTTGGCTATGACTGGTATGCTTGATGCTCCTGGTTCTGCTTTGGGTAACGGTTTGGTTGTTGATGAAACTGGTGCTACTTTCGCTGGTACTATGAATGGTTGTTCAGTTTACATTGACCCATACACTGCTGAAGACTTCGTTATGGTAGGCTACAAAGGCGCTTCTGCTTATGATGCTGGTTTGATTTACTCACCATATGTTCCATTGACTTTGACAAAAGTTACTCACGAGCGTTCATTCCAACCTGCGTTGGCATTTAAAACTCGTTATGCTTTGTCTAAGACTCCTATGGAGCACGGTAGTGCTGAAATCGTTGCTGGCGATCGTCGCACATCACCTTACTATCGCATCTTCAAAGTTACTTCATTGTTCTAAGAACAGTCTAGAAACTGAG